ATAGATCGCCGCCGGCGTCGGTCCGATGCTGGCGGCGATCTATCGTGTCACCAACCAGGGCTACGTGAACAAGAAAGCGATCCCTTTGTGGGAGGCGCTTGGTCTCGTCGGCAAAGGCACGGCGGTCAAGACGCTCACGGCCGAGACCGTGATGGCACCGCTCAAGTCGCGCGACCTCGCGGCGAAGAATCCGTTCCTGTTTGCCACTCAGGTCCTTGACCCTGCCATCCACAAGAAATTCGGCAACGTCTCGAAAGATCGCGAGCGTCAGATCATCGGCGAACTGTTCCGGGGCAATCAGCTCGCCGCGGCCGCGATGATGGAGTTCATTTCCAAGCCGCAGAATTTCCTCCGCGATCAGCGCATCATCCGCGGCGCGGTGCCTTACGGCAAAGCCTACGACCAAGCGCAGAAGAACGATCCGGAATTTGCCTACCTCGCGCTCCGCAAGCAGCTCAACAACGCCGAAACCATTCTCGGCCTTCAAGTATTGCCCATGGTGATCAGTGCCACCTGGAGTCTTGTCACGGGCGTGCGGACATTGGTGGGCTGGATGAAAGAACATCCGGCCGCAACGAAGGTTCTCGTCGTCGGGTTCGCAGCGCTCGCCGCCGCCATGGCCTTCGGCGGTACGGTCATTCTGTTGTCGGCGGCGTTCGACGGCTTGGCGTTGCTGTTTCCGGTCATCACCTTCGGCGTCACCGCGATCGCAGGCGCGGCAAGCGTTCTGTCCGGCATCCTCAGCGTCGGGCTTGTCGCAGCGCTTGACGCGGCCGGCGTAGCCCTTGGCGTTATTCTCTCTCCGATCGGCCTTGTCGTTGCCGGCGTGGCTGCCGTCGGCTTTGCGCTCTACGAGATGTGGAAGCACTGGGACAAGACGAAGGGCGTCATCTGGAACATCAAGAACGAGCTCTTCGGGTTCTTCAAATGGATCGGCGATGAGGTTAAATGGCTGATCTCACTGATCCCGGGATTGCAACCGAAGCCGATACCGAAGGGAGTTCCTGGGAAGCGTGATGCCTATGGCATGTGGCACATGACGCCAACGGCCGGGCCCGTTCGAGATCAATGGGGGACCCTCGTCGTTCACAAGCCAGCTTCGGCCATGCCTTATCGAGACCAATGGGGCACGCTGCGCGAACGCAAAGCCTTGCCTGGAAAGACGTACCGCGATCAGTGGGGCAATCTGCGGGTGCCGGATACGAAACGGGGCACGCCTGCGGTCAACGTCTCATTCCCGAACGCTGGCGCCGGAGCCCAGAAGCAAAATCAATTCGCCCCGAAGAGCGACATCACAAAGGTTGAGCTCGGAAACTGGAAGCCGCCGCCGATCACCATCACGACAAATCTCGTCGTTGACGGGAAAGTGCTGGCGCAGGCCGTTTCCAAGCATCAGGGTGCCGCAGCGGCAGCACCCCCAACCGGCCCAAGCCTGTTCGATCCACGCCTCACACCGGCCTATGGCGGCAACTTTTAATGCCCGATTTCATTCTCACGCTCGGCGGCATCGGATTCCAGAAGCTTGAGATCCCGGAATCGATCCGTGGTGGCGGCGCACAACAACTCCAGACACACAAATACGGTAATGGCGAGCGCACTGTCGACGCGTTTGGCCCGGACGATGGCCCGCTCAGTTGGAGCGGCATCTTCCTTGACGACACGGCCGAGGCCCGCTGTCAGCAACTCGACACACTGCGCAAGCTTGGCGATCCCGTCAGCCTTGTGTGGTCGTCGTTTTCCTATCTGGTCGTCATCAAGGAATTTACCTGGGCCTTCGAGCGCTTCTATCAGATCAGATACGAACTCTCGCTCGAGGTCGTCGTTGATCGCGTTCAACCGGTCAGCGATGTGCCGGCGGATGCCGACAACACGATTAGCAACGACATCGACGATTCGAGCGACATCCTCGCCGCCCTTATCGAGATCGTCACGTTGGCGCAGAACATCATTGCCGATGCGATCGACCTGCTCGGCCTTCCCGGCCAGATCGCAGCGATGTTCAAGACCCTGGGCGAACTGTTCGGGCTCACAGGCAGCAGCGGGGCAAGCGGCGGAGGCAGTGCCGCACCGGTCGAACTGCTCGGCCTGCCTGTCGAGATGCAGGCGATATTTACGACGGTTGGAACCCTATCATCGGTAACCGGTGCAAGCGCAGATCAGATCGCGACGTTGCAGGCTCAAGTTTATGCGGCGCTCCTGACGACAAACAGCATTTTGGCGACCGTAGATGCTTCTACGGTAGTAGCCGGAGACCCCGCGAATTTTGCGGCCGGCACCGATGCCGACAGTGTTGCCGCAGCGATCAGCGGTGTCGCGATCCTTTCGGTCACGCTCGCCAATGTGTTCCAGCTTTCGAACGTGCTTTCGCGGCTGTCGAAAAACATCGCGTCGATCCAGAGCGGGGCGCCGGTGCTGGCCGAAGCGCAGCCCATCGCCGTCACCTCTTCAAGCACCCAGCAGGGCGTGACGCTCTCGGTATCGCCCGGCAACATGCTCTATGTCATCGCCGCCATGGTATATGGCGATGCCGCGGGCTGGGCGCTGCTCGCAAAGGCGAATGCCCTTGTCGATCCCGACATCCAGTTCGATGGGCTCTTGACCATCCCGTCATACGATCCCGACCGGGCCAATAACGGCATTCTGCTGTGAGCGAAGCCAGAAGGCCGCGCGCTATCTTAAGGATTGGCGGGAAGTCCACGCCGATCCTCGCCTATTCGGTCGAGAACAACACGAATTTCCAGGCGGACACCTTCAGCGCGCAACTCGAATGCTGGCAGCAGAAGGATGGTTTCGGATTGCCCTATTGGGCTTCGGCCGGCCCCACCATCGTGGAAATCCTGCTCGGCTTTCTCCAGCCCGGGCAACTGGAATCGGACACGCCGTCGAATTTCATGTCGCTGATGACCGGACAAGTCGATGATGCGGAATGCGACCCGACCTCGGGGGCACTTTCGATCAGCGGACGCGATCTCACCGCGAAACTGATCGACACCAAGACCACGAAAACCTGGCCCGATCAGACTGCCTCACAGATCGTAACGATGCTGGCCGGCCAAGTCGGATTGACGGCGCAGGTCACGGCAACGAAGACGCCGGTCGGGAAGTACTCCAAGAGCGCCTATGCCGCGGTGAGCCGCGAAACACCGCTTTGGGACCTCATCACGACCTACGCCCAGCAAGAGGGCTTCGATGCTTATGTGTCCGGGACGACGCTCTATTTTGGGCCCTCGCAGGCCGATAGCGATCCCAATCCCTATCTTGTGACCTGCGTCCGCGATCAGACGGACAACACCGTCAATTGCAGCGTCGAAACGCTGAAGCTGAAACGCTCGCTGACATTGGCGAAAGACATCAGCGTCACCGTGATCGCGCACAGCCTGAAAACGGGCAAGCCGGTCAAGGAAATTGCCAGCCGGCAGGGTGTGAAGACCACCAAGACATCGCAGACCAAGACCCAGACGACCCAGAACTACGTCATCCGGCGTCCCAATCTCACCCCGCAACAAGCGCTTCAACTCGCGCAGAAGACCTTGGACGATCTCACCCGGCATGAGCGCACCTTCGAAGCCTCGCACTTCGACAATGGAACGCTCAACACGCGGCGCAAGGTGCGGATTTCGGGAACCGCCTCCGACTTCGATCAGGATTATTTCCTCGACAAGGTGAGCCGGTCTTTCTCTTTCGGGGAATGCAGCATGACGTTCTCCGGCAAGAACCATCCGGTCGAAACGCAATTGGCGTCCTGATGGACAAGCTCAAGAATGCCAACCGCTCCGATATTCTGCGTGCCCTTTCCCAGGCGCGCGCGCAGACCAGGGCGGGCACGATCACCGGATACGATCCCGACAACTACATGGCCACGGTCGAGATCAGCCCGGAACTGATGCAGACCGGCTGGCTTCCGATCCTTACACCTTGGGCTGGCGACGGCTTCGGGTTTTATGCTGGTCCCGAGATCGGCACGCAGGTCGTCGTCCTTCACCTCGAAGACGACTTCGAATCCGGGATGGTTCTGCTCTATGCGAATGACGACAGCCATCGCCCCCTTGCCGTGCCGAGCGGCGAACTCTGGGCGGTGCACAAAACCGGATCGCTGTTGAAGTTCCTGACCTCCGGCGATGTCGCACTGACATCGCACAACGACCTCAACGTCACGGTCGGCGGCGATCTCAACGCCAATGTGACCGGCAACGCGAATGTGACCGCGACGGGGAATGCCGTCGTTGCCGGGGCGCAAGTCCTGCTTGGCGCCAGCGATGCCTCGATTGCCGTGAAGCTTGCCGACGGAAGCAATGCGACGAAGGTCTTCGCAAAATGACCGACCTTTGCGATCTCGATCACGTCTATGGCGAAGACCTTCAGGTCACAGCGACCGGTGATATCGCGCTGGTGTCGAAGCAGGATCGCACCATCCAGCGGATCATCCGGCGCCTCCTGACCGTGCCGACGAGCCCCGCCAACGGCTCCGCCTATCCATGGCGGCCGAAGTTCGGGGTGGGGCTCGGTGCCAGGATCGGCGAAGCGCTTGATCTGAAGGCACTCGCAGCTGCCGTGCGTTCGCAGATGTTGATCGAACCGACCGTGCAGAAAATCCCGGCACCGACGATCACCGTCACACCGCTGGGCAATATCGGGGCGGTGATCGATATCGCCTATGTCGATACCAGCGGCGTTCCGCAGAACTTCAGCTTCGACCTCGTCGGCACCCCAAAGCAACAACCGTAGGTCCGCATGGCATCGATCTCGTGGCAGGGCCTGACGGGGTACGTCCGTCAATTCGTTGCAGCTGTCCAGGCAGCGGCAAACGCAGCCGTGGACTCGTCCGAAGGCTCGATCACCCTTGCGCTGGGACAGGCGGTCACCGGGGCCGCGCTGTGGCTCCAGGCGCAAATCGCGAAGGTGCTGTCGCTCACCCGCGCATCGACTTCGCAGGGCTCGGACCTCGATAGCTGGATGGCGGATTGGTTCTTCACCCGACTCCCCGCAGTCGAAGCCTCCACTCAAGAAACCTTCAGCCGCTTCACGCCGACAAATCAGGCGGTATGCCCTGTCGGCTCTCTGGTCTCCACGGGCCCGGGTGGCGTCCAGTACATCGTCATCACCGACCCCGCGAACCCGAACTATAATGCGACGCTGAACGGCTACGTGGCGGCGCCCTCGACGGCCTCTATCAATGTACCGGTCACCGCGACCGTTGCAGGAACCGGAAGCAACGTTCTCGCGAACACGATCACCTCCTTTGTCCAGCCGATTGTGGGCTTCGATACCTGCACCAACGCCAGCCCGGTAACCAACGGCATCGACGCGGAAAGCGATGCCTCATTCCTTGCGAGGTTCCAGCAATACATCCAAAGCCTGCGCAAGGGGACGCTTGTCGCGATCCGCGCTGCCATCCTCGCCATCCAAGCCGGGATGACGTGTATCATCATCGAAAACAAGGACCCGGACGGGACGACCGATAACGGCTTCCTGACCATCGTCATCGATGATGGAACCGGTAGCCCGCCGATGCCGCTACAGACCGCGGCAAGCGTTGCTATCGATGAGGATGTCCGGGCGGCCGGTATCCGCTATGCCGTGATCGGCCCGACCATCGTCACCGTCGTAATCGCGCTCACCGTCACCAGCGCGGATTCCGCAAAACATACGGACGATACGGTGGCCGCACAAAACGCCATCCTCGCCTATGTCAATGGACTGGCGGCCGGGGCACCGCTGATCTGGTCACGGCTCTACCAGCTGGCCTTCGACGCTTCGACGAACATCACGGCGGTGTCAGGGGTCACGATCAATTCCGGCACGTCGGACATCACGGTCACCGCAACCCAGATCATCAAGACGTCGAGCGTCAGCGTGGCATGATCGGGGACAAGGACGACATCGTCGCCAGACTGCAACGCTGGCTGCCGCAGGGCTGGTTTCCCAGCGATGGCACGCGGATCAATTCCATCCTGTCGGGCTTTGCGTCGGTCCTAGCCACGATTTGGACGGCCATCGCCTATGTCACCCTGCAGACAAGACTGGCAACGACCACAGACGGCTTCCTCGACCTTGCCAGCCGGGACTTCTTTGGGCCTGTGCTGCCCAGGTTGCCCGGAGAGACCGACCCCACATTCTCGCTGCGCATCCGCAACGAAGTGTTTCGCGACCGTCAGACCCGCAACGCGATCGATGCGCTGCTGTTCGAACTCACCGGCCAGCATCCGATCATCACCGAGCTCGAGCGCCCGAAGGATGTCGGGGCGTTCCGCTACCGAGGACTCGCGTTTCGCGCCGTCGGTCACTACGCGTCGCGGTTCTGGCGGCCGATGGTCTTTATCCAGACTGTGCACGCCGGGCGGTTCGTCATTCCGCATTTCGGCGGATTGCGTGCGCCGGCAGCCGCCTTTCGTATCCCGACCTTCCTCTACACCGACCCTTCCATGGTTGAGGGCAGCGGTTACACCGATCTGCAGCTGTTCGCGGCGCTCGAACGCATCCGCACTGCCGGCGTGACCTATTGGGTCCAGTTCCTCACCTGATTTTCAATCCCGGAGAAAAGCCTTGGATCGTCAAACGGTTTACCCGTTCCAGATTCCCTACGAGACCGACTATCTGTCCGGAGAACGCTTTGCCTATGAAGGCCTCGGCCTTCTGGCGATGGACATCCTCGGAACGTCAACACTCGTTTCTGGAATATCCTGCACACCGACGGGACCGGCGACGCTCAATGTTATCGCCGGAATCGGGCGCATCTACGCGAAGAAGAACCTCGAGGATTCCACTTGGGGCAATGTTGGCGCGACGGGCGGTCTCGGCTCCGATACCAACGCGAACCATCAGATCCTGAAGCAGGGCTTACTGCGCGATCCGGTGACGCTTCCGGTTGCCGCGCCCGGCACGCCCGGGTTCTCGATCAACTATCTCATTCAGGCCGCGCTGACCGAAAGCGACATCGACAACATCGTGTTGCCGTTCGTCGATCCCAACCCGCCCTATGAGCCGTGGTCCGGCCCGGACAACACGGGTAGCACCCTTCCGACCCAGCGCGTCGATGTGTGCACGGTGAATGCCAAGGCGGGAACCGCTGCGGCGACGGGGACGCAGACCACGCCAGCGCCCGATGCCGGCTTTGTTGGACTCTATGTGGTCACGGTCGCGAACGGTCAAACACAGGTTCTCTCGGGTGACATTTCGCTCTATGGCGGGGCGCCGTTCATCACCGAGACGCTGACGCAAAAGATCGGACTGGCAAGCGGCGACGCGCGCTATGTCAAACAGACCGATGCGCAGGCGCAGACCTACACGGCGTTCAACGACACAGGCGCGTCGAACGCCTATGTCATCAACCCGTCTCCGGCGATCACTGCCTACGCCAAGTATCAGCGCTTCAGCTTCCAGGCTGCACACCTGAACACGGGCGCCTCTACGCTCAATGTGAACGGCAAGGGCGCCCAAACGATCACCCGCCGCGACGGAACAGCGCTCGTACCCGGGGACATCTGGAACGGCAGCCTTTGCGACGTCGAATATGACGGCACCAATTTCCAGCTCTTGAGTGCGACGCCAAGCGGGTCAGTTCCAACCACACGGCAGATCGCCACGACGAACGGTCTGCAAGGTGGCGGCGATCTCAGCGCGGATCGCACGCTGAGCCCGGTCTATGGCACGGCGGTGAACACCGTCATGCAGGGCAACGACACCCGCGTCGTCAACGCCGTCCCAAATACGCGCAATGTGAACACGACCGGCGGCCTTACCGGTGGCGGAGCGCTGAGTGGAGACCTGACAATCAGCGGCAGCCTGTTGGCACCGCTTGCCAGCCCTGCGCTTACCGGCACGCCTACCGCGCCCACACCCACATCGAGCGATAATTCGACCAAGCTTGCCACGACGGCATTTGTGCAGACCGCCGTGAGCGGGCTGCCGCTATCCGCGGTATTCTCTTCAACAGGCAACAGCTTCACCTTCGGCAGCGCGGTCGGTCCATTCACACATAATCTCGGCGGACGTCCCACGCTCGTCTTCGTGACGATGGTTTGCGTGGGGCCGAACGCTACCTACAGCGTCGGAGACGAGATCAATGCCACAATGTTCGGCTCTGACACCGGCTCAAACTCTCACGGCATCACCATTCAATTCGACGCCACGACATTGACAGTCAATGTCGGCAGCAACGCTTTCTATGTTTGCGGAACGGATTTTGCTCAGCATGTGATCACCGCAGCGGACTGGACGATGACGGTTCATGCGTATCGATGAGACCGGAAAATGACCACCTTCACGCTCTACCGGCGCAACGAGACGCCGCGCTCTACCTGGGGCGAGTTGCTCGGCAATGGCGCAGCGATCATGTGCAAGGTGCTGGAGCGTGGAGCGCTGAATCGTGATCATCCCCGCATTCCGTCAGGGACATACGAACTCGCGCGCAAGCCGTTCGGCTCCAGCCATTTCGACCGGGCATCCCGGGATCTCATGGGTGAGGTCTACAAGGGCATTCTCTGGCTTCCTCGCGTGCCGGGGCGGACGAATATCGAGATTCATACTGCGAACCATTTTACCGAGCTGCTCGGCTGTCTCGCCCTCGGCGACGAAATCACCGCCGACGACAACGGCGACTTCATGATCACCGGCGGCACAAGCAAGCCAGCCTACGCGCGCATCTATCCGATTCTGTCTGAAGCGATAGACGAGGGCGGCGCGCAGCTCACGATCAAGGACTTCACGTGATGAGCTTTTGGCATGTTCTGGCGCTGCTCATCATTGCGCACGCGCTGGCAGATTATCCGTTGCAGGGCGACTTCCTATCGAAAGCGAAGAATAGACGCGCTCCAATTCCCGGTGTCCCTTGGTATCAGGCGATGGCGGCGCATGTCGTCATCCAAGCCGGTTTCGTTTGGATCATCACCGGTAGCGCTGCCTGCGCTGTAGCAGAGTTGGTCATTCACGCCGTCACCGATGACGCGAAGTGCTGCAACCGTATTTCGTTCAACACTGATCAGGCCGTGCACCTTCTCTGCAAGGTCGCATGGGCCTACGTGGCGGCTCACACAGTCCCCTAACGCCTCGGCGGTGAGCCATCGGTTCTTTCCGGTCGCACAACCTCTAACCCTCCGGGTTGAGCGAGCGGATTGGATGGATGGCTCAGCCCCTGCGGCGCATCCCGCGCAGCAGTCAACCCGGAGAATGAATATGAGACTTGCACGCTTTGCCGTGCTCGCTGGCGCGTTGGCGCTGGCCGGTTGCGGCACACTCGGTTCGCTAGGCCAGACGCCGAAGCAGACGCTCACCGCCGCGCACCAGACGCACGACGCGCTGGCGAAGGAACTGGACCTCGCTGCCACAAGCGGCTGGATCAAGGGCGACGCCGCCGCGACGGCTTCGCACTACCTCAGCGAAAGCGAGACTTATCTCGTGCAGGCCGATGACGCGCTGGCCCTCGGTCAGTCGATCTCAGGCCTTCTCGATCAGGCAAACGCCGACATCGCCAAAGCCCAACCCCTCGTCCCGAAAGGTCACTGACCATGGACTATCTCGCACTACTGCAGTTGATCCTTCAGGGCCTCGCGCAGGCACCAGAAGCCATCGCCATCGCGGAGAACGCATGGAACCAGGTAAAGGCCGACTTCTCAACCGAGGACCAAGCGACCATCGACAAGATGTTCATGGACGCCAAGACCACGGACGCCGCCGACACCGCGCAGGCCGTGGCCGATCTCGACAAAGCAGCGGAGGAATAGGCCATGGACGACACGAAAAGCATCTTCAAATCCAAGACGGCATGGGCGGGCTTGGCGGTTGCCGTCGTCGGCGCTCTTCAGGCCTTCCATTGGGAACAGCTCATCCCGAAAGACCCGACGACCGTCGGCTATATCACCGCCGGTTTGGGGGGCGTGATGATCGTGTTGCGCTATCTCACTTCGACGCCGGTAACCGTCACCGGCAGCAACTAACGGTCGGAACCACGCTTACGAGGCGATGCGCATGGCTGCCTCACCGCAGAACGGCAACGGTAATGGGTCAAACCTGCTTCAAAAGTGGGCTCCCATTGCCCTTGCCTGCATCGCCTTGGTGAGCGCCGCCGCAAGCTATTTCGGGCAGCAGGGTCAGAACACAAGCGCGCTAGATGGCCTCAAGGCCACAGTACAGGCGCAGACCGAGCGCTTGAACCGGATGCAGCAGCAGCAAGGCGAGATGAATCTGGCCGAGACGGAAGCCTGTCGCCAGCTCGCGACGGTCGAAGTCCAATTGGGAACGGTCGAGACCATCATCAACAAGACCCAGGTCTCTAACCAGCGCGACATCGCGTTGCTGTGGAATAAAGTCTACGCGCAGGAATACCCAAACGTGTTCTACGCCGTTAACATCCCGCACGAAGCGATGCCCTGCGCACACTGAATACGAGCACCGCGAGGCTCTGCATCTTGGCAGAGAGAGCCCCGCGGCGGACACCACCCCGAGGGGCGATGCCCCAAGGATCAACCTGACAAGAGGCTGACCCATGGCACCGAAAGTATTGCCGGAATCCGCCTGCCTCGTCTCCTAGAACGGCAGGGGAACAAGGGGCATGGCTATCGCGTTTAATTGGGGCAAGGACGATGACTCGTCACGGGTTGAGGACAGCGAAATCTTGCTTGGCGAGCCCGATAAGGCGGAATCAGAGTCGTTGCCACTTCACACCGATAAGTGCGCACGGCGCTACCGCGTGACCATCCTGCGGCTCAATCGGCTCGATAAGTCCATGGGCCGAAACAATATCCTGCTTTGGATTGTGCTCGGGGCGGTCGTGCTCACAAGCGACAAG